CCTTATCAAAATTCCTTTGTAAATTTTCAGGACTATATATAGAATTCATGCCACTATATTTTTTTGTTGTAGAAACAATATAACCAATATATTTATCATCATACAGTTTGTTTGTATTTGCTTTACAATGATGTATTCCTGTAAAGTTAGTATAAACAGTTGTAGTATAATTACCTGAACCATTCATTTTTGCTCTTAAATTCCAATTAACACCATTATCAGTAGAATTCTCAAAATTTAAATCATATAATGTATCATTTGTTGAATATATTCTCCAACTATTATTAATATTTATATAATTATTTACAATACAATTTTTAGATGATATATTACCTTTATAAGTTATTATATCACCTGAATATGTTATCACATTTCCGGTATTAAGAGAAAAACCAGAACTATTTATTGACGTCTCTTCTTTATTAATTAATATAGAATTTGATGATATTTTAACCATGTCTCTAGATAAACTATTGTCTATTGGCGCTGACCATAACATATCACTTGATGCTGAAGTCGTAGTTCCTGCAATACTAGAAGCATTTACTCCATTTATTTTAAAACGATACCCAATTGGTAAATTAATATTTTTATTTATTACATCAATTCTATTTGCCCCAGAATTCCATACAAACCCTAAATAATCTTGTTTTGAATTAACTACTGTTTGAAGACCTATTATATTACTAATATTATGCATTGATGTATGGGAAGATGGTTCAAAAGTCAATGGTATATCTATCAAATCACTATATGCTAATTGTCTATTATTTATCATAAAATTTTTATCAGAAGTTATATTAATATTACCATTTACATCTAATGTATATCCTGGATTAGTTTTTCCTATACCGACATTACCATTTGCTAATATTGTTATTACATTATTCGCACCAATGCCATTTAGTTGAAATATAGATCCTGTTGTATCAACACTAGATATTTTTAATCCTATATCATTAGTATTTGATAATGTAGAAATATTTAAATTACTTGTTCTATATGTTGTCGTATTAATATTAAATGAATCTCCCAATACTAATAAATCATTTACTGTTAATTTTCCATTTATAGTTAAATCAGTATCATAATTATTATTAGTTATAAAACGTTTTGTTGTCCCATTAGAAATATTATCAAGTGATATATTATTTATTCTTGTAGAAATAGCATTAGATGTAGCTAATATATATGCTGTTCTTGCAGCATCTATTTCATTTATTTGAGTATCAATATTATTACTCGTAGTTGTTAATGTAGTTTTTAATAGATTAGAGGATGTATTAAAATATTGCGATAAATTTTTAATATTTGATGTTATTGGACTTGTTAAATTACTTATATACGATAGTTCCGTTGGTGTTACAGATGATGTGCTTATTTTTCCTAATCCATCGGATATTATTACCTTATTTTGCTCTAATATATCAGATATAATTGTTGAAGCTGCTCCAGAAATTGTTGCTTGTTTTGTATTATATATATTTGAAATATTATCAATCTGAGAAGATAATATATTAGATGTATATTCTGATAGGTCATATATATTAGTTGATGTTGACATTTTTATTATTAAAAAAGCCTTACGCTATTTATTATATAGATTTTTATGAACAATGATATTAACAGATATTATTTTTAGTAATATCTGTTCATATATAATATTAATATTATTTCATAAAGATAATATATTTGTACTAAATCATTATCATAAATGGTAAGATGAACACAGTAACTATTATACTCTAGTATTTGCAAAAATAATAATAATTATTTATAATATTTTACAAAAAAAATTATAATGTTTGTGTTTTTTTTATTTTATTTGCTCATAAAATATGATAATATATTTCATAATATTTATTAATATGAGACACCACAAATTTCAATAAATTCAACAAATTTATTATTATATTTATATAATTTTAAAATAATATGTACGCGCGACCGAATCAATAACATATTTTTATCATAATATATTAATATTTTCAAGGTTTAGAGTACATTTTACAAGGTTTAGAGTACATTTTACAAGGTTTAGAGTACATTTTTCAAGGTTTGGAGTACATTTTTCAAGGTTTGGAGTACATATAAATGATAAAACAAAAGATATTATGATAACTAATGACTTATATTTTTCTCTTGATAATAAAAAATTCACAAACAGATATTATAAAGACAATATAGATACTATAAAAGATTATATTATAAATGCTCCTGAATTAAGAAATATTATATAAAAAAAAGAAGAAAATTAAAGCCATAAAAATTTCCAGAAATAAAAAAAATAAAAAAGAGGGGCTCATTTGCTCTTTTTTATTAAAAATTATGATCGTAAAAATCTGATTTATATTATTTTAATATTATTATTATGGTGCTGTGTGCGCGAGTACTAAAAATGTGGTGGTAATATTTAATGTATTTTTGTAATTCTATTATCATAATTTAAACAAAATGACGCATTAATTTATCTTTTTGTCATATGTCGCAAACAAATTGTCCTATATCTAAAACATAATGTCTTATAATTTAAACAAATTGTCCTATTATAGTTCTTTTTTGTCTATATAAATATATCTTTATAATATAAAAGTATATTATGACTAAAAAACATAAATGTTCTAATTGTAAATATGAAACTGATAAGTTTTATAATCTTCAAAGACACTATAATAATAAACATAGTATTGAAGTTTTTGAACTTAACCAAGAATTTCCATTATCATCTGTTAATTAAGATTTAGAAATTGATGAAAATGTTAGTAATGATAATAGTATTAAATATAAATGTGAAAAATGTTCTAAAAGTTATTTAACTGCTAAATTTTATAAAGAACATATTAAAAATTGTAATGGGTTAAATGTTTTAACTTGTGAAAGATGTATGTTTACATTTGCTGATAGAAGAGGTAAAAGTAGTCATAAAAGAAGAAATAATTGCAAACCAAAAAGTATTGCTTTTGCTAATGAAAAACCCAATACTACTAATACTACTACTAATACTACTAATAATATTACTAACAATACTAACAACAATATTACTAACAATAATACTAATAATAATATTACAAATAATATTACTAACAATTATTATATTACTAACAATTTTGAAAAAGAAAGATTAGATTATATTACAAAGGATATTATTTATGAAAAATGTTTTAAAGCTTGTTTTCCTATACTTAAACTTATAGAACTAATTCATTTTAATAATGATTATCCAGAAAATCAAAATATTCGTTATGATAATAAAAAGAAACTTATAAATATAAAAAAAGACGATATTTGGACTACTATAGATTATAGCTATCTTATATTTAACCTACTTATAAATAATTCTAGATTATTAACAAATTACTATAATGATTATAAAGATTATTTTGATAATTTAATAAATAATATAAATCATATAGAAGAAGTAAAAACTTATATAAACCATAATATGTTAGAACAAATACATCCTAAAAAATTTATTTTGATGACAAAAGAAACTAAAAATACTATTAAAAACTTTGAATCTACATATCCTATGAATTAAAAAATACAACAATCTTTGTTATGAACAATGATAAGTACATCCTATAAAAGCTGTCTTATATACTCTGACATTGCTAGAAACACTATTATCATATTCCTCTTTAGTAATATATTCTCCATTATTGTCTACATATCGTAATTCATATTCATATTCGTATATTATATTACCGTTATCATCTAATAAATCTGTGTATATATAATTGTCTTCTATGTCTTTCAAATATACTTTATAATAAATATTATGTTCTTCATCTATTATTTTTTCAGAATTTTTAATATTAAATAGCTCTATGTTATTAATTATGTTATAATTACTTGTATTATAAAAACTTACAGATATTTCATTAAAAGTATTAACTGTATTTGAAGTATTATTAACAAATATATTTGAACAATTAATATCATATTGAATATTAGAACTATTATTAATAGCTAAATTTGACGCCAAGTCTATATTATAAAAATCTATAATAATATTTTTAGTTATTATCATAGTATTATCAATTTTTTCTACAAAATCATTTACATTATAAAGCTCTATATTATTATTTATATTATAGCCATTTATATTATAAAAACTAACATTACATATAGTATTTGAAGTATTATTAAGAATTATATTAGAACTATTAATATCATATTTAATATTATAACTATTATTAATTCCTACATTATATGATAAGTCTATATTATATAATTCAAATATACTTTTAGTATCAAAATTTGAAGTATATACTTCGTTATTTAAAGAATCTATAATAACATTTTTAAATATTGTTGGAGTATTATCTACAGTTTCTACAAGTATATTTGAAGTTGCTATTACTTTTACTGCTAATAATTTGGGATTAAAATCACAGTCCATTGTAGCCTTTGCTACTGTATAACTATGTTGTAAATCATCGTGCTGCTTCATACCAAAACCGAGTAAAGGACTTGATGTAATATAATCACCAGATTCTATATTGCTATTGTTCCCATTATTATAATCGCATACCCATATTCCTCCTTCGCCTACTCCAGCTATATGTAGACGTCTATCAAACACCTCTTTGTCATAATAATGTTTCATATAACCTGTTTGATATTCTCTTTGTTTGCTATGGTCGTCTTCTACTTTTGTTATAACACCAAATACATTTTTATCATTTTGTTTAGAAGATAATTCTACTATTGGAAGAGCATCCCATTCAGTTTTATCAAGATTTCTTTTTATATTATCGTTTCCATATACTGAATTTATACTTGAGTATTTCTTAGTTGTTGAAACAATTCTACCAATGTATTTGTTATCATATAATTCCTTTTTATTTGCTTTACAGTGATGTATTCCAGTAAAGTTTGTATAACCACCTGTTGCTGTTGCTGATATCATTGAACGAGTAATCCAATTAGTACCATTATCTGTTGATGTAGAAAATTCCAATTCGTTTGTAGTAGTTGAAGGTGCGACCTTCCATTTAGAAGACGATACTGATGTTACATAATTACCAGGTGTTCCATAAAGTTCTAGTTCAGCAAATTGTATTCGATCAGAAGTAGAATAACCTCCTCCAAAATTTTTATTAACTACCATCATAAAATATCTATAAGATGTTGTACTTCCGATAACATAATAATATGGCGTTACTTGAGAACCATCTCCTTGAGCACTTCCAGTATATATTTCAGTCCAACCATTATTTTGATTACCTGTTCCAAAACTTGCAGAAGAATTTGAAGCAAATATCTTAAAATCTTTAGGTATTCTATATTGAGCATTTCCATCAGTTCTTGGATATATTTTAATATTATTCAAAATTATTTGTTCACCTAAATCAATCATTATATATTCTCCTTTGTAATCTGTTACATATGAGTTACTAGCAATACCAGTAGAAGGATTATAAGCAATATCAGTTCCCCATCCTTTAATATGTGTGAAATTTGTAAATGAACCATAATATGATTCAATTCCTCCATATTCTGATGAACCAGTAACACTTACTATAACACCTGAACCGTCAGTATATTCGTGAGTATTTGCTGTCATCGCTTGACGGGGATATTTTGTATATAATATAGGATGTTCATATCCGTATATTTCCAATTCTGATAAAGATGTTCCTAATGAACCTTCCCAATTATCTTTAACAACTAATGTAAAATATCTATATCCTGTTGTTGCTTCAATAGGATATGATACTGTTGTTGATGGTACAGTCACGCTTGTTTCAGTATTATCAAGTAATAGCGTATAATCTTCTATTTCTTGTGTACCTCTCCATCTTATTATTACTATACCACTTCCGCCGTCGCCGCCATTTGCTCCTGTTCCATCATATTTACTACCACCTCCTCCTCCTCCTGTTCCATCAATTCCATTTTCTGCTGAATTTTCATTATATGTTCCAGAATTTCCATCAAAACCTCCATTTCCACCGCCGCCTTTTAATCCATTTCCACCATTTCCAAAACCAGGCGTTCCGGCATTGGCGTAAGTATTTCCACCACCTCCACCAGCAAACCAACCGTCGTGTCCTACTGATGTGGTAAAATATGAACTTAAATCCATTCCTGCTCCTCCATTACCTCCGCCATTTGCTAATGTGTAATCAAAACCCGCTCCACCCGCTCCACCTCCACCACCCGACGCGTGATTGGGGTTAGAACCACTATAATTTGGTCTTCCGTCTCCGCCATTATTTCCATACCCAGTCCATCCCGGTTCAGCGTCGTATGTATTTTGATTTTTTGAACCACCAGATCGGTCTCCGCCTCCATTAGAATGACTACCTCCACCACCAGACCCTCCTACACTACCAGGTTTACCTACATTCCCACCACCACGAGTACCACCGCCGCCTCCCCCGGTTGCTTGTATATTTATCCATGAACCGATAAATGTACTGTTTTCTCCATTTACTCCATTTGAACCACCAA